GCGAAAGCACATCGGGAACTCACAGTACTGTTATTGGACAAGGCGCAGGTAGCGCAATAACCACAGGCGCTAAAAACACCATCCTTGGCCGTTACAACGGCAACCAAGGCGGCCTCGACATCCGCACCTCAAGCAACAACATCGTCTTGTCAGATGGTGACGGTAATCCACGGGGTTTCTATCATGGCGGCGCTACCTATCCAAGCTGGATATTTTCGACGCCAACATCAAATCAAAATGCGATGTTAATTGACAATACGAACGCTAGTCTGCCGTATGGTCCACTAATTCGATTTACGAATACCGATCCAAACAACACCACTAATTATTTTTTAGCGGCAACGGGATTATCCGTAACTAAATTTATTATTTATAGCAACGGCAATATCGTTAATGTTAATAACAGCTACGGTGCTATTTCCGACGAGAAGGTAAAAGAAAACATCGTAGATAGCGGCTCTCAGTGGGAAGACATAAAGGCGCTGACTGTTCGCAAGTACAGCATGAAAGCCGACAACCTTGATGCACCAAATATGCTTGGTGTGATCGCACAAGAGGTTGAAGCGGCTGGCATGGGCGGTCTTGTATTTGAAAGCCCAGACATTGACCCAGAAACCAAAGAAGATTTGGGAACAGTCACTAAACAGGTAAATTACTCAGTGCTTTACATGAAGGCTGTCAAAGCCTTGCAAGAAGCAATGACTAAAATTGAAGACTTGGAAGCACGAGTCGCAACACTTGAATCTAACTAAGGAGATAATCCATGACTGACGAAGCAAGAACCGCTGAAGAGCGCACACAAGACTTTACTGCTATGGGACATAGCGTAGATCTAATCAACGACATCGTTGCTGGTAACCAAGACGACGATATGGAAGCCGCAGAGCGTCAAGACTGCGTTGACCGTAACGTGGCTCACCTTGAGCTTATGGTTGCCAAGGACGATTGGGACGGCGAGGACATGAGTGCCGCTAATTCCGCAATCACCGCAGGGCAGGGTTATACTGCCTAATCTTTAACCACAACTAGGAGTAACGACGATGGGAAAAAATGAAAAGACCCCAATCACCGTGAACGATAAAGAGTACATTGTTGAGGATATGACTGACCGACAAAAGGCACTCTTAAACCACGTAAACGACCTCGACCGAAAGTTATCTAATGCTCAGTTTAACCTGGATCAGCTTGCATTCGGGCGTGAGGCATTTGCAAACGCATTGGCTCAATCATTAGAGAGCGAGGCTATCTCCGATGAGGATTACGACGAGCCTTCTGCTGACGCTTAGTCTATCAAGTTACGCTGTAGCACAAATCGAACCCGTCCCCGAGGTAGATCCGCCACCGGAAATACCTACGGACGGGAACGGCGTTGAGCGGGACGACGGCATCCGTAACGAGGGCGATTTGAACACCAACCAAATCAACTCGAACAACGGTAACAGGACGACTAATAACTCTGGCCCTAACGCTGGCTCAACCATGCCAGCGAATACTGCTGTATCCCCTAGTTTAATGTCTAGTGGTAGCGAGTCTTGTCTACAGTCTATCTCTGGCGGCTTACAGCTAGTCGGCATCGGCGTGTCTTCTGGTAAATACATACAAGACGAGGAGTGTAATCGTCGTAGAAATGCGATCACCCTATCTAATATGGGCATGAAAATTGCGGCAGTGTCATTGATGTGTCAAAACGCTGATGTTTGGCGTGCAATGCTACTCGCGGCAACACCATGTCCAGTGGTAAAATCAGGAAAGATAGTCGTCGGAAAGAGAGCATTTTTAGCAATCAAGCAACAGCCTAATTTGCATATCCCAGATTACGAAGACGACAAAGGCTTTTATGATGCCATTCTTGGCATGGGGGTAGAGACAGATGAAGTACAAGAGACTACTAGCACTCTGTCTGAGCGTTACCGCACAAGCGCAAGCCAATGAAATCGACAACCTTGTAAACACCTCGCAAGATATCCGCAACACGTTTAAGTACGGTATACAGGCTATTGCTGGCTCCGAGTCTTATGCATGGCAAGGCTTGATCTCACCTGATGGAACAGTAGATCAGGGCTTGTTAGACAAGACAAAGCAGGATGCTTACAACGCCGCTGTCTTAGCCTTCCAGAACGCGACCTATAGTTACGATCCCAACGCGCAACAATACTTTGAGGATCAGGCAAGCACGGCTATGGATGTTGTTAGCGAAACGATTGATGCGTATGTAGATGCGGCGCAGGTGCTTATTGAAGTTGCAACGGTTAATGAAATGGCGCAGGACGCGGCAGAGGCGCAAGACGACAGACAAGCGATGGCTTTGCAAGAGTACATCGCGGCTAACGATGTAACGCTAGAAGATCAGGAAGTAGAGCAATACAACGACGCGCTCGTAGCCGTGCATGAGGCAACGCAAGTAGCGGCGGCATATATGGCGGTGGCTAACGATGAATCTCTGCTAGAGCAAGCTGATGACATGGCTTACGACTTGCGTGTTACTTATCAAGAAGCGGCAAGCATATTCTTTGACGCGGCAACACAGTCAGTATGGATATCTTTCGATGGCGGTAGCACAATCCAAGGCATATCACTGGCTAATTACTACGTGTCGGTAGAAGAAGTTCTTATCGAAGGCGAGACTCAACCTTTCTTCTACACCTCACCAGAGGGCGGTTGCTGGTTCGCGGCAGATCCAGAGGCGTGTTACAACAATGGCGATTGAAGACTTAGAGTTAAATGTTGGCGGTACACAGATTAAAGGCGTCTGGATAGCTATCTTGCTGTCATTCGCGTCAACTATTGGCGGTGGTATCTGGACAGCTTCTGAGTTCTTTAGCCGACTAGAGGCGCTTGAAGGCGCTGTGAGCGATGCTACGTCAGGTACGGCAGTCATAGAGGGTAGATTCGAGGACTTGCGTACAGCGCAATCTGCAAAGCTACAGGACTATCAGGTTAGCATTTCCAACATGCAACAACAGCTTAACGATAACAACGTGTCTGAGTTGCAGGGCAAACTGGCTGAACTGGGTGCTAACCTAGAGGCTATCATGAAGGCTCAGGGCGAGTTACTTGATTTACGTGATCGAATTAGCGCTGTTGAGAAATCTAACAGCGAGACTGTGATAACTGTTAATGCTAAAATTGAGGCATTAGGATCTGTCGATGAGCGCCTACGACGTTTGCAACGAGACATGGATGACGCTTGGACAGCTATGGATGAATTAGCTAACCCGTTAGGTAAGTAATATGGATAACGTGGGACGAGAAGCAATCATACGGTTAGAAGCTCACGAAAAAGAGTGTCTCGTTCGGTATACGAACATTCAAGACACTTTAAACAAGCATCATGAACGCTTTGACAAGTTAGAGACGAAAGCACAGTCTGGGTTTGATCGGATTGAGAAGTTAATGATGTATGGTGGCACGTTTGTTCTTGGTGTCATTTCACTTTTAATCACTGTCTTAGAGTTTACGCGCTAATGTGGCAAGCACTCCTCGGTCCAGTAACTGAACTCGTCGGCGGTCACTTTAAGCGTAAAGCAGAAGAAAAGCGCGCACAGCACGAGCGTAAGTTAGAGGTCATCAAGCACGATGCTGGCTGGGAAAACAAGATGGCCGATGCATCGATGCACTCGTGGAAGGATGAGTTCTGGACGGTTATACTGGCCGCGCCTCTGATAGCCATCAGCTACGGCGCAATCGTAAATGACCCTGAGATAATCGAACGTGTTCGACATGGATTTTCAGTTTTGTCTGAGCTTGATGACTGGTATCAGTATCTGCTGTTTCTCGCTATTTCTGCCAGTTTTGGCATTCGTGGCGCAGATAAACTCATGTCTCTGAGGAAGAAGTAATGTACAAGCATTTCGATATTTCTGAGTTCCGTTGCCGCGAGACCGGCGAGAACGAAATGAAACCCGAGTTCATTCACATGCTCGATGAGCTGAGAGAGAAGTGCGGATTCCCATTTAGGATTACTAGCGGCTATCGAAGTCGACAGCACAGCATCGAAGTACGCAAAGATCAGCCTGGCACGCATACTTTAGGTATTGCAGTAGATATTGCAGTATCTAATGGATTCGAGCGCATGAATATCGTACACGAAGCACTAAAAATGGGCTTCTCTGGCATCGGTGTTGCTAAGGGCTTTGTCCACGTCGACATGCGAACGACCACTCCCGTCATGTGGACTTACGGATAATCAACAAAATAGTTGACACAACCTTTTTGCCTATGATTACCTAGACTCGTCTAACAAGAGGAGGCTAGACATGAAACTTTGGCTAGAGGTCTACGTAGAACCATGCCCTCCCCATACGGGGCTATATGTCGCTCAAGAGGTAGCTAAGTACCCAAGCGGCAGAGTTGAAACCACACACCTAGCGAGCGCACCTGATCGTTACGGCATCATGAACGAGATCAATGCACTCGGCTATCGGCAGAACGTCATGTTCGTTAATAAGCCAACGGAGGATCTCTGGGTTGCTGATTGAGCTAAGCAAAGAAGACGCGCATAGCGCGCAGTTAATGGGGGCGGACACCGTCAAGATCTGTGAAATGCAAGGCTTCCCACCACGACTTGAGAACGAGCGTCAGAGTCGGGAGAAGGCAAACGTCTGCGGTTTCAAAGCTGAGTTCGCAATATGTCGACTGTTCAACCTGTCTGCACCGACCTTCAATATCCTAACGGATGGCGGAGTCGATTTGTGGTGGAACGATTGCTCTATCGACGTGAAGTGGACGGGTAAGGAATATGGTCCATTGATCTTCGACAGCATGGATAAATTCCAAGCGAAAATAGCGATCGTTGTAGGCTCTACGGACGATCCTAACGTCATGAGAGTCAATGGATGGATGGACAGGAAGACGTTCAAGGAAGAGTCGACGGAGCACGATTTTGGATATGGTATGCGCTTAACCATGAAGGTGAGCCAGCTCTATCCGATTGAAAGTTTGTGGCGATTCATGATGCAACGAAGCCTCGGGCCGAAAAACTGGAGGGATTATGATTATAAAAATATCGCATAAAGACGCTATTGATATAGCCGAAGAGAATGACGAGTTCGAAGGTGCTTCAATTGTTGATGCAGACGAAGGCTTGCTTTGGTTACGTGTCGATAGGGATGAGATTGACCTTGATTGCTCTTGGTGGCAGGTAAAAGAACCATACGAGTTTTGGGGTCAGAAGGGAGTCGAGGACTGCGTTGAGTACGACATCAGATCGTGCACATGGAACGGTTACTCGGTCCTAAACGAGGAGGAGGTTTTTGAGGGCATGGAGTTGAACTATGAGTAAAAAAGATACGGGTATCGTTCCGATACACGGTAAGGAATATAAAACCGTTGCTCTGCGGATATCGGAGTTTAGGGAGAAACATCCAGACTTCACCATTCATACGGAGCTGATTGAGGCTAACGAGAAGCTGATCATTATGAAAGCCACGATATCTGCGGCGAACATGGTGATCTCTACGGGCTATGCTGAAGAGGTGAGAACGTCTAGCAAGATCAATTCAACGTCAGCGTTAGAGAATGCGGAGACCAGTGCTGTCGGTCGCGCTTTAGCGTTCTTTGGTTTAGCTGGCAGTGAGATCGCGTCTGCTGATGAAGTTGTTAATGCGATAGAGCGTCAGAAGAGCGGCGAGGCTGATGTTGTTGCAGTGATGAATGAATTGCTGGAGTACGATGAGCGGTTAGCAATTCTTTACTTCATGCGGCAGGAAGAAAAAGCGCAGATTGAGATACATAACTCAGCGCCAAAGAACGAAAAGACAGCATTCAAGGCAAGGATCAAAGCCTTGGAGAAAAGCATCCACGACTGGGCGGATGAGGCATCTACTCAAGTCGTACATTGCTTGCAGAACGAAGACGAGGCAGGTGTGTTTGAGATCGTCGACGAAATGCACAGCAAGGAAAAGCGTTTTTTTTGGGCGAGGCTAACTCCCCAAGAACGACAACAGGTCACAGACCTTTTAGAAACCCGTGAACAGGAGAACCACGATGATACATCGCATTAACTATGAGCAAATTCTAGGCGAAGTCCTAGAGGACGAGAACTACGCTGGACACATTATGGGTGTCAACGTATTGCTCGATTTAGAGCGCAAGGAATACTTCATTAAAGATGATGAGGGGAAGGAAATGTTGCGAGTTGACGCTACGTCTGACGAAGCAATGCCCACGCTCTTGGAGTTCCTTAAGCACCTTCACGAAAACCCGATCCTGCACTAAGGAGTAGAGCATGGAGTACGATGATACTAACAAGGGCGTCCTTTTCCGTGAGAAGGAAAAGAAGTCCGAATCGCATCCCGACTTTAAGGGAAGCATAAACGTCGGAGGAAAAGACTACTGGCTCAGTGGATGGGTCAATGAGTCGAAAGCAGGGCAAAGATACTTTAAGCTATCTGTCACCCCGAAGGACGGTCAGTCAAAGGCCAAACCTTCAGCTCCGACAACTGACTTCATCGATGAGGACATTCCGTTTTGATGAATCCTACAAACATCGGGCGGTGCTTACGTGCCGCCCAGTCTGATACAGGGATTACGAGTGCCTACCTAGCTGAGCGTTTAGAGGTCAAGCCACAGCAAATAGCTAGGTGGCGCACTTGTGATAATTTGAAATTCCACACCATACAGTCACTCTGTGATGCCTTGGGCATGTCCCTAGAGGAATTCCTTGCTTACGACGGGGAATAAAAAACCCCGCACGAGGCGGGGAAACAGAGGAGACCACACGGGCCTTTGAACTACAACTTCGAGTATATGGGGGACATTGATGTCTGTAAATAAGATTTTGGAACGCTTAGAGACACACAGAAAGACATCAGCTAATCAATGGGTAGCAGTCTGCCCATCACACAACGACAGAAGTCCGAGCTTACACATCAAAGAAAAAGACGACGGACGCATTCTAATTCACTGTAAAGCAGGGTGCGGCGCTAATGAGGTGCTAGACGCCATAGGCTTACGCTACAGCGATTTGTTTCCCGACACTGGGGAAAACCATAGGGGCTTCCAGCGGATTCGTAGAGAGGTGCTAGATGACTATGTCGTCGAGATCTGGAACGCTGATCGCGAGCTGGGTAGAACGCCTAGCAGAGAAGAGAAGGAACGATATCGTCAGGCGCTGATGAATGGCGGACAACCCAACGGCTACATCGACGAGCTATTAGAACAGACTAAATGAGCATCGCGGCAATCAACTGGGCGCTCAATGAAGTCGTCGATATACGCTCCACTGAAAAAGCGATATTGATAGCACTTGCTGATAGGGCAGATGAGAACGGCGAGTGCTTCCCAAGTTATGACGATATCTGCCGACGCAGTTGTGCGACACGCAACTCAGTGTCCTACGCAATTAAGCGTTTTGAAGAATTAGGGCTGATCGAGAGGCGTAAGCGTTTCGGCAAAAGCACCGTCTATGCATTGAATATATCCAGTAGTACGCAAAACCATACTACTGATACACGTAGTAGTACGGAATCACGTACGACTGAAGAAATAGATTTTGAGCCTTTCTGGAAGGCTTACCCACGGAAAGTGAATAAGAAGACTGCTCAGATTGCTTGGCGAAACTTGAGTAAGACGGACAAGAAAAGGGCCAAAGATGGTCTCAAAGACTTTGCGTTTAGTAAAGAAGAAAGATTCATCCCGCACGCATCGACTTGGTTACGCCAGCGTCGGTGGGAGGATGAGACAGAGGAAGAAGTAACGCTAGGGGTATATGAACTATGAGAGAAGTGAAAGTCTGGGATTTCACAGATCAGAAGCTGATAGAAATATTTAGACAATCCGAAGCCGCCGACGTCATTACTATCCCACAGATAGAAAATGACTTCTTGAGCCGAGTACGGTGCTCACCGCAGACGACCGGCTATCCCCTACCTTGGAATGACACGCATGAGCACGTCAGGTTACGCACTGGCGAGGTGTCAGTCTGGGCGGGGATCAATGGCCATAAAAAGAGTACGGTTATTTCACAGGTAGCTTTGCACATCGCGCAGGAGGTGCCAGTAGGCATTGCCTCGTTTGAGATGAAGCTAGAGGACACGGCGTACATGATGTGCAAGCAAGCAGGTGCTGTGGATGAGCCAACGGAGTCATTCGCAAAGGAATTTCTCGAATGGAGTGACAACAAGATATTCCTGTACAGAGCACTCGGAGGTGTACAGCCACTAGAGGCTTTAGGAGCTATCTCAGCTATGGCAGATGCAGGATGCAAGCTCGTGGTCGTGGACAACCTACAGTTCTGCGGAGTGACGGATGACATCGAGAAAGAGCGATTGTTTGTGAATAAGCTGGTCGGGTTATCTGAGGCACTGAAGATCCACATCGCTGTTGTGCATCACGTACGTAAGCCACAGTCAGGCGGAGACGAGTATGTCCCAACGAGATTTGACGTCCGAGGCGGAGGGACGATAGTAGACCAGGCTCACCTGTTGTTTATCTGTTGGCACAATAAAGCGAAGGTGCAGATCGCTAAGCAGAAAGAGAAAGGCTTCGACGTTGGGGATAAGGGCGAAAGGATATTGCAACAGTCTGACTTCAAGCTGATCGTCGCCAAGCAACGACATGCGCCTTTTGAGGGATTGATCTCGCTCTGGGAAGGCAAGGGGCAGACCTTCAAGCGGAAAGACACGTATCAGAATCTGCGTATCAACATTTCATGAAACATCATGAAAGTTCTTGATTTGTTCAGTGGGATTGGTGGCTTTAGCGTTGGACTCGAAGCCACCGGAATGCAAACAGTCGCCTTCTGCGAGCCAGATAAATACTGTCAGAAGGTGCTGAAGAAGAACTGGCCCGAGGTGCCAATTTATGACGACGTCAGAGAACTTACAGCAAACCGACTTCTGGCAGATGGAATTGAAGTCGATGTCATCACAGGCGGATTCCCGTGCCAAGATATCAGCG